CGTTTGCCGGGCGAAACATAACGTTGAGCAATTCCAGCGTGATCTTCGGCCCGATTGCGTTGGCGCCGACAAATTTGACCTTGCCGACGTATTGATCGGCTTTAAGGACACCAAAGGTTCCCGGTGTCGCAACGAGTGGTTCAACGTCCGACATGGCTCTCACTCCTCATAGCAAATAGTTGTCTTCGCTTGACCCGACAGCGATCTTGAGCGGGATAATCGCGCCGGCGATCTGGCCGTTATGCCCTGGGTCTTTTTGAACTTCGCCCTCGATCCGACAATAGAGCACACCATTGATCCCGAGGTTCTGGCGAAAGCCTTGCGGCGTCGGATAAAGCGCGCGCTCGATACCGTCGATGAGCATATTGAGCGTCGCCGCCGGGATCGCGTTCTGATCCGCGCCGACGCGAGTGTATATCCACACTTCGCAGTTAAGCTCGATCAGCACCGCGCTGTTCGAGCCGCGAAACGGGTGCATCTCGTTGACCTCGACGAGATAGAGCGCGGGCATATCCTGCTCGACCCTCGGGTCAGCCAACCGCCGCGCCGCCGTCTGAAACCCTTGCGTGATTGCCGAGGCGGTGCGATCCGATATCGCCGGGAGCGAGATCGTCACGCTAGGATCGATCGTCGCGATGATCGCATCAGCCGGCAACCCGTCGCCGATCACCGGCATTCCGACCATCAGCCCGCTTGTGTCGCTGACATTGGCAAGCGTCACGTCCCCGGTCATCGTGTCGGCGGTGAAGTCATAGACAAGCGGTGGTGCGACCAGGCGATTGAACAAGGCGTTGACGATGACTTCGCGGTTCACGCGCTGTTGCCTTCTTCGACCGATTTGGTTACCGCCGCTTCGAGCGCTTTGGTCGCCTGCTCGCGCATAGCTTCGGCTGGCCCGCGCAGGAAGCGGCGCGCCTGAATGTTGGCGTGCCGCTCGTATGCGCTAACCATCGTACGGCCTCGACGATAAGCGCTCACGACAAAGAACCGGTGGGCGCCATATTCGAGCGCTCCGAATGCCGCGGCGGTGCGGTGCGCGCTGCCGGTCGGCCGAATGCGTACACCGCCGAGAACATGATCCTCACTGACATTCACAAATGACTGCGTTGAGCTACGTAAAACTCCAGTGCGGGCCGGCTCCAGGGAATGAACCTGGCTCAACAATTGGTTTGTCAGCGTGGTCACCGTTTCGCGGAGATTCGTGCGAAGCGAGGTCGTCAATGTGTTGAATTGCAGAAGCAGACGCCGCGAATCGGTTTCGACGGTAAAAGTCGGGGTGAGTGCAACGCTCACGCGACGAGCCCGCGCCTATACGGGTTGAGCAAGGCGGCGATATCCTGCGGGATGCCGAGGCCGCCGGGCAAACCGCCGACCCAGAATTCCTCGCGCCCGAGGCCGGGCGATTCCTTGGCGCGCAGCATCGGGTCGCGCCCTCGCCCCGAATTCTCCATGACGCAGAGCTCGAGCACGGCCTGTTGCACGTCGTCCGGGATCACATCGAACCCGCCGGTATATTGCGCGACGAGCGAAGCGGTGCTCGTCCATTGCGTCGAGCTGCCGGCGCGATAGACGAGCCCGGCAAAGGCGTCGAGGCTATAGGCACCGGCATCGAGGCCGGCCTCATCGACCGAGACGACAAAGCTCGCGGTGTCGACCGGCGCCTGTGAGAGGCGCAATGGCATGCCGGCATCGACGCTGACGCCGCCGGCAAAGGTGTCGATATACCCCTGCTGCACAAAGATGCGGTTGCAATAGCGCTCCGCTTGGCGGCTGGTGCGTTCGATGACCTTGGTGAGCCACGCATCGTTTGCCGTGTCGCCCGGCTTTAGCCTGAGCTGCTCGCGCAGATCGGAAAGCGAGATCAGCGTCCGGTCGGTCGCGGGCGTGGCAACGCTCGTCGTGAGCGGCTTCATTTTGCCTGCGAATGGTACAGGTCGAAGAAGCTCGTCATGTCGAGCGCCGGCCCGACCGTGCCATCGCTGAGGATCGGCGCGGCGCGGAAGTCCTCAACGGCCCAATCGACGATCCTGGGCCCCGGCGGCCCGGGCGGCCCCCGCTCGCCGGTCTTGCCGCGGCTACCAGCCTGCCCGGCCAAGGCCCAGCCATCGCCCGGCAGCGCGCCCGGCTTATCGGTCTTCGCGCGCCACTCGGAGCCGTGCCATGTCACGAGATCATATTTCGCGTAAGTGCGTTTCGGATCGTAGAGGCCGCACACCTCGCCGACATAAGGCATCGGCCCCGGTGGCCCTGGCACGTCAGAGGCGGCGCCCGGTGGCCCAGGAGGCCCCTGTTCGCCCGGTGGCCCTATGATACCCACCCCCGGCTCTCCCCGCTCTCCTGCGGCTCCCTGCGGCCCCGGAGCGCCATCCTGTAATTCGGCGAGCCGGGTGGCGATCCGCAATTCGCTCTCGGCATGGCCGAGGCGGAGCGCCAGCATCTCCTGCCGCATGTCCGATATGAAGAGCGAGGATTCCAGCCGAACTTCGCGCTCGATGCGCTCGACGTCGGCCGCGACCTCTGCGGCCAAGGCCTCAAGCGGCGAGGCGGCGCCGTCGATAAGCACTGATTGCCCGTTTGGCGTCGCCATCTGGATTATCCCCCTCTTCGGCGGCCGGTGGCGGTGGCGTGACCGCCGGTGCCGGCGCTGGCGGCGGTTGGGCGCCGAAGGAGAGCGGCACGACTTGCTGTTGCACGCGCGGCTCGTCGCCGTCCTCGGCGGCTGGCAGATCCTCCAGCGCTCGCGCTTCGTTCGGCGAGTAGATGCCGCCCTGCACGCCCCTCGCGAGCGCATCGATGCGGTCTTTCTGGTTTGACCGCTCGAGCGCCGCGGTGTCCAGCTCGAGGTACTCATCGGGTTGGCCGGCAAGCCCGAAAAACCGCCCGACCGCTTCCTCGATATGGTTGAGGCAAAAGCCGAGGCCGTTGGAAACCCAGAACCGCATCAGGGCCTCGGTCGAGCTCTGCAACGCGTTCCCTCCCGAAATACCCAGCAGTTCGGGTGGCACGCGATAGGCGCTCGCGATGCGCGTGTCCGCCAGTTGCAGCATCTCGGCGAGCTGCGCATCCCGCGATGTCGTCGAGACCTGCTGCCATTTGAGGCCCCACGACAGAATCGGCGTGCCGCCCGCGCCGGCACCCTTGGTCTGCTCATCCCACGCCGCGCGAAGCTCCTTGGTCTGCTGCTCGTCCAATTGCATGTCGGTCTGGATGACGCCAGACGGCCGGGCGCTGTTGCTCGTGAAACTCAGCGACTGCTGAACCATCGCATTCGAGGCGGCGACATCGAGCATCGCCGCGGTCAGCGGCGGCTCACCGATAAGCGGGTTGTAGCGGTTGCGCGCGTCGAGCCGCACATGCAGCACGTCGCGTGCGGGCACGGCGCCGAGGAGTTCCCGCGGTATGGCGTTGTCGATGATCGGGTTGCCGCCGAGCGAATAGAACACCTCGCCGGTCGATGCGATCCGCGGCGCCGTGATGCGCGAATCCATCAGATGCAATTCGCTGATCTCGAAGCGGTTGTTGCGCAACGCCAGCGCATAGGCGTTGCCGTTGTCATAAAGCGAGCCGGTGAGGTTCAGCAGAAAGTCCGAGATCGACTGATATGAATTCGGCCGCTTCAGAACCCGCGACAACGCGGAATTGCTGACACGCTCGCGCCCGCCATCGCCGGTGCTGCGCCAGTGCGTGCCGGGACACATCGCCGTCGTTTGCGCATAGGCCGCGACGCAGGCATGGACGATCGCGCCGCCGCCGACGGGGAGCGGGTTGTAGCCCAATTGCCAGAAGTTCCACGGCCAATCCGTCGGGATGACGCCGCCGCCGAGCGGCAGCATAAAGCCGCTGCCGATGTTCTGCTTGGTGCGCGGGCCAATGACACGCGCCAGGGCCCGCGCAACAAGACCGGCCATGCTTAGGGACGCGGGCGCGGCTCTTGCGCCGTGCTATGCGGCGTCACCGGGCGGCTTTGCGGCGCCGCCGGCTGCTCGGCTTTTTTGTCGTCCGGGTTTAACAGGCCGAGCGCGAACAGGTCGTTCTCCTCCTGCGTCGGCGTCGGCACCGGGAATTGATGCGCCGCGGCGGTCATCTTCTCCCGCTCCGCTTTCTGTTTGTCGTATTCCTGCCGCATCGCGGCCTTCGCTTCGTCGCTCATCGTTCATGCCCTCGGTTTGTTTGAGCCACCGCTTTCGTAATCGCTTCACTTGCTTGTTCGTCAGCACTTGATCCCGCTTCGTGATGAGCCCGTCGACAAACTCATCGGCGGGCTTCAACCATGAAAACGCGCGAGCTACCATGTGACGCCAGTCACCCACGACACCAAGCCGGTGCGCCGCATCGCCCAGTTCATCGGCAGGATCATCCTGAGACCAAGCGTGTCGGTCTGGAACAGCGAGCGCACCGGCGCGGCGACCGTGTTCGGCGCGCCGGGCGTGCCGATCGCCAAGGGCGTCGTGTCCTCCATGTGGAGGGTCGCCTGGTCCGACACCTCGAACCGCGGGTCATCACCCGAGAGGCTGACAAAGTCTGCGGCGTCGAGGAGGATCACCATCCCGGCCGTGACGGTTGGCGAGGAGATGACCGGATAACCGACCAGCATCCCGGCATCGATCTCGGCCTTGAACGGGAAAACGCCGACCCCCGCGGTGCTCTGCGTCATCGAGATCTTAAGCACTTGCTGCGGGTTCATGATCCAAGTCGGGCGCCGGAACGAGTTGGCCGCGACGAGCACGTTCATCAGGTTGATGATGTCGCCGACAAGCGCATTGAAGCCGCCGCCCGCCGTCGGCGTCTGCCCCGAGACACCGTTGCGGATCCCGGGCGGCCTGACCGAGGTCGCTGGATTGTTGTCGAGCAGAATGTTGTCGATCGCCGGGATTGTGTGCCGCCCGATCATATCGCGCAGCAATGTGTCGATCGTCGGGTTCGAGTGCTCGTACAACTCCCTGGTAAACGTCGTGATGACGGCCATTTTCTTCAGGCCGAGCGTAAACGTCCCGAAGGCGCCCTGCCGCACCGGAATAGGCGCGCCCTCGGCGACGAACGAGCCGGCGATCGTCGGCGTCGTCTGTTCGACCGGCAACGAGATTTGCCCAAAACGCCCAAGCGTGATTCGCTCGCCACGCGCCGATAAGGGGCTGTAAACCGACGCGATCGGCAAGGCGGAGAGGAAATCACCGTATTGGATCTGGACGAGTTCCTGCGCCCAGGTCGACGTGTTTGTCGTGGCGACATTGCTGGCGGCGCGCTGCATCCATTCGAGACAGGCGCGCACCTCGACGTCGTCGCCCCAGCCGCGCTCGATAAGCGCCTGTTCCGGCTGTAGGTGCTTTTCATGAGCAATCGCCATAGCGATCAGCGCGTTCATCAGGAACTGGCCATTGTTCCTGACGACTTCCTTTTTGGGTTGCGCCCAGGTCTTGGGCATCGGTGCGCGCGGCGACGCCCCGGGAGGCAGGACCGTCGTGCGGGAAGAGGGAACCGTGACCACCTCGCTCGACTGCGCCAGGTTCCGTTCGGCCCGCTCCCATATCGCAATCTGACTTCGGGCTTGCTCGATCCGATCCGACAGATCGGTGTATTGGGTCAGATCGTCGGGATTGACGGCCTGTAGCTGGTCCGTCAGGGCAACGAGATCGTTTTGTGCGTCTTGGATGCGTTCGCTAAGCTGGTTCATATTCGTGGCTTTCGGAGGATGTTTTCCGATGGCGGGCACGCCACGAGGCTCGCGTTGCAACGGCATCGGATCCTTGTCGGCGGACACGCCGAAGATCCTTTGCAGTCCATCGCGAGAGATACCCAATGCCTTCGCTTTAGCGAGCGCGTTGGGATTCGCCGGTACGCTTACCAGCGAGCATTCGACGAGCTCGGCTTCGAGAAACCGCAACCCGCCGACCTTCGAGCCTTCGATCGGCTCGAATTTCCGGGAATGAAATCCGACACTGACGGCGCGCAATACGCCCGCGTTGACCGCGGCGTGAAGTTCGCGCAGCCGTTCGGACACGGGTTCCATCAATTCGAGGCGGCCGGTCAGTTGGCCGCGGTGGACGGCAACGTCCTGCCATGTCCCGATCGGAAATTCCGGGTTGTGCGAGAATAGCGCGACTGGGTTGGTCTTGAAGTTCCGGAGTTCCCACGCATCGGGCTCGATGATGTCGCCCATGCGGTCGACGCTGCCGTCTGACATGACGAATTCGAGCGGGTCGTCGCCCGGCGGCGGCGCGGCGCGCTGCTTGATGCGTAGGTCGCTCATCCGATCATCGCCCTGATATTCAGCACCGGCTGCGTGTTCGCGGTGGCGGCGTTGATCGCCATCGCAAGCGCGGTCATGCCATCGATCCGCCCGGTCGACTTCGCTTTCTCGAATTTCCGATTGCCGGCCGGATCGGTCGTCACGATCGCGTTCGCCGCGCACATCGTCAGCACCGGGTGCATGCCGTGCCGTAAGCGATGTTGCAATGCCACCGTCTCCAACGCGTCGAGCGCCGGCGCCATGTCGCGATAACCTTGCCCGAAATCCTCAAGCGGCACCTGCACGCCAATCGCATTCAATGCCGCCTTGAGCTCGTCGCCGCGCCAGCGATCAAACTTGATCGCGCGGATCGCGCAGCGGCGCCGAATCTCGCGGAGCCTTGCCGCAACAAAGCCATAATCGATCGTGACGCCCGGCACCGCCGTCAGCAGCCCTTGCCGCGCCCATACATCGTAAGGCGCCTTGTCGCGCTGAGCCCGGTCACGCAGCGTCTCGGCCGGCGTCCAGAAATGCGGCCATACATTCCAATGGCCGGGCGGCCCCTCCGCGACGAGCACGAGCGCGGTCAGGTCTTGCCGCGCCGACAGATCGAGCCCGCCATAAACCGGCCCGGTGAAGGCTTCAAGGTCGGGCTCATCGCCGTTGGCTTCCCACACCGACAGCGAGAACAGTTGCGACAAGGCCGAGACGCGCTGATTCAGGTGAAGATTGCGGAAGGCACTCTCGAAGCTCGGCATCCGCACCGCCTTCTCGGCGGCCTTGGCAATTTCATCGATGCTCAGGAAATCACTCAGCGCCGGGTTTGCCTGATGCCATGTTGCCGGATCGTCGAGCCTCGCGTCTTCAGGCGCAGTGAACAACACGAGCTTTGTTGTGTCACTGGCGCCGGTCTTGGCGAGATCGATCAATTGCGACAGGAGATCGCCTGCGGTTGGTGCTTGTGTCGAGATAACGATCGATAAGGGGCGCGTGTGCGCGCCCATCGCCGTCTCCAGCGCATCGTATAAATCGCTCGTCGGCCCGCGCACCTGGCCGAGCTCGTCGTGAATAACAAGCGCTGGCGAGAAACCGTAAGCGGTCGAGGCCTCGGCCGACAGCGCCTTGTAGCGAACCCCCGTCAGCGGACTAAACAATTCCTTCGCCGAATCCCGCACCACGACCATATTCGGGTCGCACAGTTCATTCGACATCCGCACCATTTTCGCCGCCAGCCCGAACACGATCGCTGCTTGTTCGCGGCTCTGAGCACTGGAGAATATCTGTGCGTTGCGCTCGGCCTCAGGCCCGATCACATGCGCCAGCACCAGCATCGCAATCAGCGAGGTCTTGCCGTTCTTCCGGCCCATCGACACGATCGCTTGCCGCGTCGGCGTGTCGTAGATCGTGCGAATGATGTCCTTTTGCCAATTCCGCAGCCGGATCGGCTCGCCGACATGCGAGCCCTCCGGTGTCACCAAATACTTTTCGCAGAAACGGATGATCCGGTCGGATCGGCTCTCAGCCGATGACGCGGACTTTTTGGCGCGTGGCATTCCCACCGACTAAACTATCGCTCGCCGCCGTCGCTTGCCGCTCGCCGCCTTTTGTCGCGGCGCGCTGTATCGCTTCCTGTACCGTTAGGCGAAGATGCCGCGCGCTCGTCGAGAGGTTGCCGCGAACAACCTTCAGTTCCACCGTCAGCCGATGGCTCTCCGGTGAACCCGGCGCAACCTGCCGCAATGCCCGCCAGATCGCCTCCAACCGCGCCTGCTCCTCGCAATGATCGGCGAGATACCCGTGATTACCGCCGTCAAACCAATCGATCGGCTTCGCCGCCACGATCTGCCGCCAAATCGCCTTCGCGCGCGTCGAAAGCTCCCGCGGTGGCGCCATAGCCTTCGCCCCAGCCCGATAAAACGCCGACGATCGTTCCTCAGCGCTTGTCCGTGGCATCATCGATACTCGTTAGAGGAAGTGAAATTCGAG